GGGAGGACAATAGCTATTTATAGTTGCACAATAGCTTTTTATAGTTAGAACAATAGAGGTCAATATAAATGGATAGCTGTAATTTAATCATTATAAGGAGGATATTATGAGTTCTGTTATACATATTGTTCATGGTTTAAATTCTCGATTAGAACTATGTGGTCAATGGGTTTTAGACCACTTACATATTTCTCGTATTCGGGAAAATCTCAAGAAGTCGAGAAAAGGGGGCTTTACCCTTGTTGAGTTAATGGTTGTGGTAGCCGTTATTGCCATATTAGCAGCTATTGCGATGCCACAATTCTTATCTGCTGCTGATAGAGCACGAAATGCGAAGGAAACGGCAGATATTCAAATAATTAAAAATGCAACGCAGCTCTATATGATTGTTAAAATTGTAAATGTAAAGAAGTGCTTGTTTACTGTATCTTTTGATGGTTGAATATCTAATTCGTCAAAAATCGTCAAAAATTTTATTTAAAAATATTAGCAACTGCATTTGATGCTGCTGCTTTCATTTCATTATTGTAGTGTAGATACGTTTTCATCACCATTGCAGGCGTATCGCCTAGTAATGATGATACAGTTTTCACATCTAAGCCATTGGCTAATAGCTTTGTAGCATAAGTATGTCTAAGGTTATGTGCTGATAGGTTATCTCCAAAGCGTTTTAAGTATGTGTTTATTTGCCATTTAACACCATTTTTCTTGTATGGGTTTAATACAAGGTCATGTTCAAACTCTAACTCATGTGATTTATACTCTATAAGTATATTCTCCAATATAGGCGGAATTGGCAAAATTCGCACCGAATTGGCGGTTTTGGTTTTCTCAAAGGTAATAACACCTTTACGGAAAGAAAGTTGCTTGTTGATATGAATTTGGCGATTTTCTAGGGATATATCATTCCAAGTTAAACCATATACCTCACTAAACCTCATGCCAGTATATCGTGCTATTTGTAAGAAATAATATGCTTGTGGATATTTCTCACGCATGAACTTTGCGAATTGGTTTAATTCCTCATCGGAAATCGTGTGGATCATACTTTTTCGCTCAATGCGTGGCAACCTAACACCAGTACATGGGTTATCTGAAATTATCTTGTATGGGTTTATCGCTATATAGAATATCCTTTCTACTACCTTATAATACGAATTAATGGTAGTAGGTGATGTAGCCATTTTGTTTATTACATTTTGGATATGTAGTGGCTTAACATCTGACAATTTCATATTGTGAATAGAATTGAAAGCACACACCGCATGACGATACATAACTAATGTATTATGCGTAACGTGTGCCTTTTTTATTTCAAGGAACATATTCGCAAATTCCTTGAAAGTTAATTCTTTTAATTCTGTATCTTTTGTGAGTAGTGCGGTTTTGTCTAACTCTTTAACTATAACGTGTCCGAATTCTTTAGCCTCACGTTTTGTTTTGAACCCTTGTTTAGATTTCTGTTTCCACTTATAGCCGTCTTTGTATGCGACTATGATTTGAAACCCTTTATCTTTTTTTCTGATAGTGAAATTGTATTGCATAATTCACCTCATAATATATGTGTGTAGAAGTTGATGCCCTCAAACTCTATTTCCCTTGCGTGTGCCATGCGTTCTATTAAATCAATATGAGCATGACTATACATATCATCATTTAATATATGACCTATCTCATGTAGTATACCCTTGCGTTGTACATCAATAGGTTTATCGCTATTAACGAGAATGGTGTAAGTACCATCATCGTTTAGTTTTAATACCGCAGTTTGTGTAGGTCTTAACTTAGTGTAAATCAAAACTATATTCATAATACTTAACCCCCTTATGGGAGTATTGTATATCATGAAATGGGAATGAAATTACACATGCTATATGTTAATGTATTCTATAAAACCAAGGCTTGTATTTCTTTGATAATAAATCATAAGCGTATTTACTTGCTAAATTCCCATGATATTTTGTTTTAAGATGCATAAATAAGACTAACTGAGGGTCAAAAGGATAAATATCAGCAATCATTTCTAATTTCTTTAACTCTAAATCGCTTATTTCGTGATTTTTAAGTACTTCTAAATAAAGCAAACGACCACCATTTATATCTATTTCTTTCATAATAAAGTCGCAAATTGTAATATCGTTATCAAATAGGCTCATAGCATAAATATATGTAGCCATATATTCATCTGGGGTTTCGTTTCGCATTTTTTTTGTTTCACATTCGGAATGCCAAATAGAACTAAATTTCTTAAATCCAATCTGGTCATGAAAGCTTGTTGAGTTAGCCAAAATATAAAATGCAATGATGATAACTATTAACAATATAATAAGCGAAAGGATAAACATATTACTTGCCCTCACGTTTCTTTAACATTTCGATAGTGTTTATTACAAAATCAATATCATCTTTTGACATATCCTTACTTGCATCAAATAGCAGTTTAAGGTTTGGGTTATCTTTTACTGCTTGTGCGTATTCTGACACCTTTTGATCATTGTAATAATGTAAACCCATTAAATCTTCTGGTGTTGTATTTAAAGCCTCAGCGAATGCAAATATTTTTGATTGAGCCAAATCAATTTTACCGCTTTCAATTTTAGCAATACTGGTTCTATCTTTATAACCAACTTTTCTTGCTAACTCATCTTGCGACATTTTCAAGTTTTCTCTTAATGTTTTTATATTGTCATATAGTGTCATATCAAATCACCTCTTAACGCTATTATCCATTATGATTTTAAATGTAACGTGAAAAAAAATCAACTTTTTTAGGAAAAAGTGTTGACACATATTCACCATGATGTTATATTATGAGTGTGAATTAAATTCACACATAACAAAATACGAAAGGGGGTGTAGAATGGACACACTCAAAGAAATTATTAATGCTAAAGGTTTTAAGTTAAACTTTGTGGCTAGTGAGTTAAACATCACTAGAAAGGCTTTGTATAAGAAGTTGCGGGGTGATAGCGAATTTAAAGCTAGTGAAATTGCACGTTTGGTTGATATGTTAAGATTGACCAGTAAAGAAACAAAGAATATTTTTTTTAAATAATATAGTGAATTAAATTCACACATAGAGGTGATTAGATGCTAGTACGAAATCAAACGGATCTAAAACTAGCCAACAAACGATATGGACAAACATCCACAAGATTTGGATGGGCTGGACATAACGATGAGTACGCACAATACTGGCGGAAACTCATCAAGGCTAAATGGCATAAACGAAACCAATCAAGATGGAATAAGAAAGTTATTCTATCTTGGGTAAAGTTAGCTAGAACGGCTGATTTACACGCAAGGAACGAAAAGCGATGGAGAGCCTAGTATACACGGCTAACCAAGTAGCAGAACTATTTCAAATTTCACTAACTGCAGTATATGACCTAAGAAATAAAGGCAAGCTAAAACAACTACCGAATGTAAGCGGCGTGAGGTTTAGTAAAAAAGAGGTTGAAGCACTTGCAGGAGTTGAAAGTGAATACTCTGCTATTGGTTACAGAAAATTAAAAAACGAGGTGGAGAGATTAGAAAAAGAAAACCAAAAGTTAAAGCGTGAAATAAAAAAAATCACCAGCCAAATGCTAGTGATTGTAGGAGAAGATTTGAATGATTAAGTTATGTTACGCATTGCGCACCATTGCAGCGATATTAGTTGTTGGTGGAATGGGAAGTCTACAGTTAGACACGATAGACTTTTGGACATTCTTTTGTCAAACAATGTTAGGCATGGTGGTGTGGATATTAGTTGGATATTGGTTAGATGATATCCAATATTACGAAAAGAAAAAAGTCCGCTGTGAAAAGTTTTAGAAGAAGTTTCAGCGGACTTAGTGTAGGAGTATTGGAAAATACTCTACTTGTATTTTAACACAAGGAGAAATAAATGGAAATAAATTTAACACCTATTGTTAGTCAAAACGAACAAGTATTCAAATGGAATAAAGACGAAATTAAAAATTATTTTGAGGCACAGTTAGAAAAGTATAAAGGACTTGTAGTAACAGAAGAAAACTATAAGGACATGGTAAGTGCTAAGAATGAAATCGTTAAGTACAGAACAACACTTGATAAATTCTGTAAAGAGAAAAAACGAGAACTCAAAAGACCGATTGAGTTGTTTGAAGAAGAAGTAAACGAAGTATTGAAAGTTGTTTACGATGCGGAAAAACCACTTGTAGAACAAATTAAATACTTTGATGAAAAAGAGGCGCAAGCTAAAACAGATGCTATTAATAAGTTTATCGAAAAGATGGTTGAAAAATATGGAGTGCGTGAAGAATACGCAAATCAACTTCAACATGATAAACGCTGGTTAAATAAAACGGCAAAGATGAAAGATATTGAAATTTCCATTGAGGGAATGATGATTGAAATCTCAAAGCGTCAACAATCAGATGATGATTATAAACAAATCTTAGCAGAGAAAAAAGGCATGATTGAATTTGTTGTAGATACTTGCAACCAACAATACGAACTTGCGACACCAATCACATTTAATGAGTGTTGGAGCATTGTACAAGATATGCCACTAGATCAGGCTAGAGAGTTAATCAATGCAAAATTTGCAGAGCGAAACGAAATGGAAGAGGCTGCAAGAGCAAGCATCACAAATGAACCAGTTGAAACAATCGAAGTTGTGGAAACAAAAAATGGTTTAACAGTTACTGTTTATGACTTAACCGAAGATGATGCAAAAGATTTAACTGATTTCTTAGAAATGCGTGGTTACAAATATAAAGAGGTATAGATGGATAGTAGATATAATGCGGTAAAAACTGTACCGCAATCAGCGTTAAAGATAATTGACTTTGGGAAACTAAAAGGCAAGTATGATATTTCTCCACAATGGAGATGGGAAATATTAACCGAAGTTTATGGGATGTGTGGTATTGGTTGGTACTTTGACATTGTAGATACAAAAGAAGTGTTGGTAGAGGCTACTGGCGAAACAATGCTTTATGTAAAAGTAAATCTATACATCAAAGATGGCGATGAATGGAGCAAACCAATTCCGGGTTATGGTGGTGATTTCTTAATCTATAAAGACAAAAATGGTTACCACGGAAACGATGAGGCATTCAAGATGGCGGTTACCGATGCATTAGGTGCTGCAGCAAAAATGATTGGTGTAGGTGCTGATGTATATCGAGGCTTGCAAGATACAAAAATCAATGCAGCTGCAGAAAAAGAAAAGAAAGAAAAAGAATTTGACCCTCACAATGCATACGCAATCATATTGAAGATGGCTAATGAACATGGGTTAAATGAAGAACAAGTAGCGCACCAACTAACAGAAATGTTTGGTGTTGGTGTGATTGATAACATTACAAGAAATCAAATGTCAAAACTCTATGACTGGGTAAAAGGTTATGAAGTGGACAACAAGTAATATTGAAACACTCCGTAGTCCGCTAGGTGTAATGGTAGTAATACCAGCACCACATGACAATGATCTAAACAAGCTAGATAAAGATAAAGAATACGTGATTGAAATCAAAAAGAAATCAAAATCACGCAGTATGAACGCTAATGCTTATTGCTGGGTTCTATGTCAAAAGATAGCGGAAGAGTTAAGCAAGACTGGGTACACATCAAAAGAGGATGTGTACCGAAAAGCAATCAAAGATTGTAGCCACTTTAGTTACGTACCAGTACGTGAAGATGCCATAGAAAGATACATTCAAATATGGCAAGGACACGGACTAGGCTGGTTAGCGGAAGATGCTGGTGAATGCCAAAGTCTAAAAGGGTATCACAACATAATGTGTTACCACGGTTCATCGGTATATACAACTGCAGAAATGCAACGGCTTATTGACTGCTTAGTTGATGAGTGCAATCAGCTTGGAATAAAACTTGATGATAGCGATTATATCCAATCATTGGTTAAGGGGTGGGAGAGTGAACAAAAGGAAACGTGAGGACGAGAAACTATATTCAGTAACACGAAAACAAGCCTATGAACGTGATAACGGACAATGCGTTATATGTGGCTACAGGGCGGAACAATGCCACCACATAGTATTTCGTTCACAAGGCGGTTTAAGTGATTTAAGAAATTTAGCTTGCTTGTGTATGCAATGCCACAATCAAGCACATGGAGTGTTTGCAAAAGAGATACGTAAGCACTTATTAGAGGAAGTGGAAAAGAGGACAGATGAGTATGAAAAAAATTGATGTAGTTGAACTATATATAACAAAACGAATTAACTTGTTAGAACGTGAAAATGGCGAATATAAAATTCATCAAAAAGAAATCACCGAACTAAAAGATGTACTAGATGTAATTGCAAAAACAAGAAGTGTTAGATGTGGTAAGACTTTAACCAAGATTAATGGTTTTGATGTTGATAAACTCATCAAACAAACTGTCAGTAGTTTATAAGGGTTAGCCTATGGCAGAACGAAGAATGATGGCAAAGTCCATTATAGAAACAGATATGTTTCTAGATATGCCTACGAGTTGTCAATGCTTATATTTTCATCTATTACTTAGAGCTGATGATGACGGGTTTATCAGTAACCCTAAAAGTATTGTAAGAACATTAAGTGCAAGTGCTGATGATCTAAAACTGTTAATAGCTAAACAATATTTAATCAGTTTTGAAAGCGGTGTAGTTGTAATCAAAGATTGGAAGATACATAACTACATTAGAAATGATAGATACAAAGCCAGCAATGTTCCTGAACGTGAATTGCTAAATATCAGAAAAGATAAAGCGTACACACTAAAGGAAGATGATGGAGTACCTATGATTGATTATGGTATACCAGCTGACAACCAAATGGATACCAATGGTATACCAACGGTATCCATAGGTAAGGATAGGTTAG